ATGACCATCCCCTGCACCCGCGTGGAGGTCGACGGCTTCGAGGAGACCGTCGTGCCCCTCGGCATCCACCAGGTCCACGCACTTCTCGGCGAGCCGCGATGGGTCCCCGTCCTGCAGTTCGACGTGGACGACCCGGAGGACGAGGACAACGGCGCCCGCGTCTCCCTCGGCTGGCTGCCGCTCGACCGCCCGTGCATGCTCAGTGAGTGGGTCGGCCGCCCGAGCGAACGAGAGGCACTGGCCCTCGCGATCGGCCGGGCGATCGAGGACCCCGACGTCGCCGACTTCTACCCGCGGCCCACCAGCCCCCCGAGCGACGGCCCCGCTGCGTTCTGGGTCGGCTCGGAGATGGACGAGGACGGCCGCCACACGACGCTTCATGTGGTCGACGCCGACGGCCAGCACACCACCCGACCGATCGACAGCCCGTGACGCGCTCCGGCGACCAGGTCCTCTTCGAGGCCATCATCCGCAGCCTGCCCGCCCGCCGCCGGCTCGACGAGCAGCTGACGGCGTGGAACGAGTGGGCCCAGAGCGTCCGCCGCGTCGGCGAGTCCCTCGGAGCCGCCATGCGCAACGCCATCGAGGCGATCCGCCCCCTCGCCCAGGCCATCGTCACGCTCGACCAGGATGCCCAGGAGCGCCCGTGAGCTCGGGGCTTATCGACGCGCTGAACCAGTACGGCCTCGAGCCAACCGTCACCGTGGACGGTCGGCTGGTAGTCCACACGTCCCGACTCGGGCAGGCGGTCATCGAGCGGAGAGAGGACGTCCAGTGGCTTGCGATCGACCTAGGCCTTGCCGGGCGCACCCCGAACCGCACGGGCGCCCGACCCGCCAAGGGCGGCTACCTCCCCGCGGAGCCCGTTCGCGTGTGGATGAACGGCAACGCCTGGCACGAGCACTTCCCCCAGCGCTCCGGCGACTTGGAGGCCCGGACGGTGGCTCGCGCCCTGCGTCGCATCGCCACCTTGAAGCAGCGGACCGTCTCGGTGCTTTGGGCCGAGGACTTCGTGAGCCGCGCCGGCCTGCAGCTCTGGGACCTCTGGCCCGACATGCCGACGGCGCTCGACGAGGGGAAGCAGATCCGGTTCCGGAACCAGGCACGTGGCGCTCGAGCCGCGGCGAAGCGCGCACGGCCGGCACTGCCCCCGCCTAGCAAGGAGCGGGCGGCTCAGGGTCAGCGAGCACCTGCTTGATGGCGCCTCGGCGGAGCGCGACGCGCTGACCGTCCACGACGGAGAACGTGCAGATGCGCCCCTCACCGCCGGCCGCATCCGCCCCGAGCTCACGGACTACCTCCTCGAACGTCCCCTCCACCAGAAGGGTGCTTCCGTCCTCAAGGAGCAGCGTCGCCTCGGTGACTACTGGCACCCGACGGTCCGGCGCTACCGCCCTCACCCGTTCGGCGTCGATCCCTTTGACGGCCTCCCACACGCACGTCGAACAGATAGCCAACTGCCCCGGGCCCTTCACCATGCTCTCCACCTCGGCGGCCTTGCTGCCGCAGAACGTGCAGGTCCGAGGAGTCTCCGCGCGCCTGGCCATGGCTGCACGGTCGCACGTTGCCAGGCCGGCCGCGTCCCCACCAGGTCAGCCGGTACCGCGGGTAGGGTGCGCACATGCTCACCCGCATCTTCCTGAAAAGCAACCGCAACTCCGACGACGTCGACCACGTCACGGAACCCATCGACGAGCTCGCCAACCTCATCAACGAGGCCGGATCGGACGAATTCCTCGTGCTCACGCACGAGGACGGGAAGCGGGTGTCTGTGAAGGCAGGGCAGATCACGTGGTTCGCTGAGGTCGAGACCCGCACGTCACAGCTGTAGCGACGCCTCCAAGCCCCGGTCGGACCACGGCGTTTGACTTCCGACCGTGGTCCGAGCCATACTTTGAGGCCGGGACCTCTGCGGCCTTTTCCGGCCCAGACCACCCGAACGGGGCGCCTCACAGGCGCCCTTCTGCGTTCCCCAGCGAACGCACACCCCCGGTCGCTCGTGCCTCTCGCACCGACGCCGCGCTAGCCCGCGGCCCTCACGCTGCCCCACCAGCCGAGGACGTCGGCGGGCACGAGCACCGCAGCCGCATCGTCCGGCCTGCCACCCGGACTCGACCCCATCCGACGGCCGGCGAGAGCCAGGCCGGACGATGCGCTGCCCACCCATGCCCAGAGCACCCACCACCTGCGCACGCCCAGGCTGCCCCCGCGACGCCACGTCCAAGGGCTACTGCGCCCAGCACCAGCGCAAAGCATGGGCCAACCGCAGCCCCAGCAGCCACGCCCTCAACGCCCCAGGCGCCAAGGCGCAGCACCGCGGCCAGCGCATCCGCGCAGCCCGACGAGCACAGGGTGCATGCGAGCACTGCGGCCACAAGCCCACTGCCGACGAGCCACCGCTGCAGCTGCACCACCCCGAGCCCATCAGCCAAGGCGGCGACGTCGTGCAGGCCGAGGCACGGCTGCTCTGCGACGACTGCCATCGCCGCGCCGACCGCAAGGCCGGGGCGAGGCACTGACCGCTCGTGTGACGGTCCCGCACACATTGTGTGGCGTGCTAACGCTAGCCACTAGCGATCGGCCCTGGGGGGGGACCCCCTTCGGATCGGGGGACAGGAACCGCCCGGGGTACCGCCTCGCGATGTGTACGCATCGAAAGGGTCCAATAGTGAGCGTCTTCGCGCGCCGCTAGTACCCCTCATCTTCGGCCGTGATCGAGCGCCTGGCGCGCCGTGACCGGCTTCCACTTGCTGGCCTGGCGCCAGCATCTCGCCGCCGGCCCAGGAGGTCGACATGGCTCCCCCACCGAAGCCCGAAGGCAAGCGGCAGCGCCGCAACCTCGGGCAGAAGACGTGGACGACCCTCGAGCGTGGTTCCGTCTCGGCTCCGCCGATGCCGGGCGCCACGACGATCGAGGACCCGAAGATGCGCCGCACCGCCTCCGCGTACTGGAAGGCGTTGTGGTCCGACCTCGGGCAGATCTACACCGACGCTGACCGATTCGCTCTAGCCCGCATCTGCATCCTCCACGCCCAGGCGATGCACGGCCGTCTTGGCGCGCAGCTCCAGACGGAGCTGCGGCAGCTCGAGCAGTCGTTCGGAGGCAGCCCCATCGGCCGCATGCGGCTCATGGTGCAGGTCCGTGACCCTGACGAGGTCGAGGACGGCGCGCAGGGCCCGACCGTCGCTGACCTAGGCGCCGTGCGCGAGCGCAAGGCGCGCCTCAAGGCGCAGCGCGGGCCCATCGAGGGGCCGTCCGAGTGATGGACCTGGGCCCGGTCGACTTCCCGACGCTGGGTCACCAGTGCGCGACGTGGATCGAGACGTTCCTCCGGCACGGGCCGGGCGACATCTCCGGCGAGGCGATCGAGCTCGACGACGAGTTCTACGCCTTCATCTGCCACTGCTACCGCGTCTTCCCACAGGACGTCATCCCGACGGGCGACGAGCCGGTCGTGGAGGACGAGGACGAAGACGAAGACGACCGGCTGATGACCGCCGCGCGGGCGGCTGGCCGGCGGACCTACCGGCGCGCGATCCTGTCGCGCCCGAAGGGCCGTGCGAAGTCCGAGCTCGCCGGGATGCTCGTGTGCGTCGAGGCCCTGGGCCCTGCCCGCTTCGACCACTGGGCCGTCGCGGGCGAGACGTCCTGGTGGGGCTACGAGTACGACGAGGGCGAGCCCGTCGGCGTCCCCGTGCAGGACCCCTTCATCCGCTGTCTCGCCACCGAGGCCAGCCAGTCGGCGAACACCTACGAGAACGTCCGCGTGATGCTCTCGGGGCAGGAGGTCGACGATGCCTACCCCGGCATCGACGTCGGCCTCACCCGCATCTTCCTCCCCAACGACGGTGGCGAGATCCGCCCGTCGACCGCCTCCGGAGCCTCGAAGGACGGCGGTAAGGAGACGTTCGCCGTCTCCGACGAGACGCACCTCTACGAGCTCAAGGAGCTGCGGGACATGCACAAGGTCGTGCGCCGTAACCTCCGCAAGCGCAAGGAGGCCGAGCCGTGGATGCTCGAGACCACGACGGCCTACCGGCCGGGCATGGACTCGATCGCCGAGCGCGCCGCGACCCTCTCGCAGGAGCTCGCGTCGCTCGAGGCCCACATCGACCGCGGCCTGCTCTACGACCATCGGGAGGCGCCGGCCGTCGAGAACGTCCGGAACCCGAAGGAGACCATCCCCGCCCTGCGCAAGGTCTACGGGCCCGCCGCGGCGTGGATGGACCTCGCGTCGATCGCCCAGGAGATGGCGGACCCGACGGAGGAGGAGGAGGACCAGCGTCGCTACTGGCTCAACCAGGTCACGCGCGGCGCGAACGCCTGGCTGTCCTCGGGCGACCTCTCGCGGATGTTCGACGAGGAGGTCGGCCTCGTGCCGGGCGAACCCCTCTGCCTCGGCTTCGACGGCTCGCGGTACCACGACGCCACGGCGCTCATCGCCTGCACGCACGACTGGCGCTGGGTGCCGCTCGGCATCTGGGAGAACGACGGGTCCCCCGACTGGGAGGTCCCCGAGGACGAGGTCGACGCCGCCGTCGAGTTCGCCCACTCCGAGTTCCGGGTCCTCCGCGCCCTCGCCGATCCGCCCTACTGGGAGACGGAGATCGCACGGTGGGCCGGCAAGTGGCCGCGGGCGTGGAAGCGGTTCCCGACGCAGGCACAGGGACGCATGTCGGGCGCCGTCGCCGCGACGACCTCGTCGATCCGCGCCGGCCGCGTGAAGGCGCAGGCCGGCGGGGTGTTCTCCGACGCGTTCCGCGACCAGCTCGCGAACGCCCAGAAGCAGCACATGATCGGCCCGTCGGCGGTCTCCGCGCAGAAGGCCGGTAACGCGACGCCCTTCGTCCTGACGAAGGACCAGAAGGGCTCCCCGCGCAAGATCGACGCCGCTCCGGCCGCCGTCCTCGCCCACGAGGCCGCCCGCGACGCGCACACCGAAGGGCTCTGGCGAAAGGCCATGCGCCCGAAGAAGAAGCGGCGCATGGTCGCGCTCTCCGACTGATGTCCTCCATCGACACAACCACCGAGCCGGGTACCTCCCTGGCTCTCCGTTACACGGACGACCAGGAGCTCGACGCCCTGTCGCTCGTGGAGGAGCTGTCGGTGCGGCTCGAGGAGCGCACCGAGGCGATCGAGGAGTGCCGCGACTACTACGACGGCCGGCACCGGATCGGGTTCGCCACGAAGAAGTGGCGCGAGACGTTCGGCCGCGAGTTCGGCGAGGTCATCAACAACTGGTGCAAGAAGGCGGTGAACACCCGCACGCAGCGGATGAACGTCCTCGGCTTCCGGTTCGGTGTCGACCAGGACGACCAGCCTGCAGGCGCCGACGAGAAGGCGTGGGAGTTCTGGCGTCGGAACCAGCTGCACCTCCGTTCGAAGATCGTGCACCGCGACGCGGTGTCCACGGGCTACAGCGCGGTCATGGTCTGGCCGAGCGAGACCGACACCTCGTTCCCGATCATCACCGTCGAGGACCCGCTGCAGACGACGGTCCTCACGGACCCGCAGAACATGCAGGAGCGGATCGCCGGCCTCAAGCGGTGGCGGGACCTCGACGGCCTCTGGAACGCCTACCTGTTCACGCCCGACGAGGTGTGGACGCTCGAGGGCGGCAAGGGGAGCGAGCCGAAGGACTGGAAGGTCGTCGACTACGCCGGCAATCCGATCGGCCGCGTGCCGATCGTGGAGTTCGTCAACGACCCCGACGTGTACGGCGAGGGGACGAGCGTCCTCACGGACCTCATCCCGCTCAACGACATGGTCAACAAGACGCTCGCGGACGCGATGATCGCGTCCGAGTTCGCCGCCTTCCCGCAGCGCGTCCTGATCGGCGTCGAGGTGCCCACCGACGACGAGGGCAACCCCGACCACTCGATGGTCGGCGGCATCAACCGCTGGCTCGCGTTCGAGGGCGAGACCGACGAGGACGGCAAGACGCTCGGCACCCCGTCGATCCAGGAGCTCGAGGCCGCGAACCTCGAGAACTACACGAAGATGATCGACCAGCTCATCACCCACATGGGTGCGCTGGCATGCATCCCTCCGCAGCAGCTCCTGGGTGGCCTCAAGAACGTCGGCGGCGACGCCATGACCGCCGCCGAGTCCGGCCAGGTGTCGGCCGTCAAGGACGCCATCGCGTGGTTCGGGGCGTCCTGGGAGGAGGTCCAGCGGCTGGCCTTCGCCATCTACGGCGACACCGAGCGCGCCTCGTCGTGGATGGCGGAGACCATCTGGGACAACCCTGAGATCACCTCCGACGCCGAGCTCGCCGACGCCGCCACGAAGCGGAAGTCGATCGGCGTGCCGGACGAGGCGCTCTGGGAGTACATCGGAGCGACGCCCGCGCAGATCCGGACGTGGCGGAAGCAGCGGCAGGAGCAGGCGCTCCTCGACGGCATGGCGTTCGGCGGCTCGGCCCCGGACGACGGCGTCGCGCCTGAGCTCACCGGCATCGCCTGATGGCCGTTCCCCGTCGCCTTGCCGACGCCCAGGACCAGCTCGACAAGCTCGCGTCGGCCGTCCGCGCCGGCACCGCGCAGCAGGTCGCACGGGCGCCCGACACGCGCGCCCAGGTGCTCGCCGGGGTGCTCTGGAACGGCGCAGGGGGCGGGTCAGTCGGCCGTGCCCGCACGGCCGGTGCGGGGCTCGTCGACTTCCTCGTCGGCGGTCGTGGTCCGGCCCTGCAGCCGCAGGCCGACGCCGAGCAGCAGCAGCTCGAGCAGCGGGTGGAGGACCTCCGGGCCCAGGGGCTCGCGGTCAAGAAGATCGCCGGCCGCTGGATGCGCCCGAGCTTCTCCGCGAAGCAGCAGTGGACCCCCGTCCTCGGAACGCGCGAGCTCGTCCAGCAGCGCCTCTACCGGGCCGAGCTCGCCGCCCGGCAGGCCACGAACCGCTACGCCCAGCGCATCGGCGTCCCGCCGCGGCAGATCGACCGCACGGGCACCGTCGAGTGGGGAGAGCCCCGCCTCGAGCGGTTCTGGGCCGCCCAGACCGCGACGGCCGCGGGTCGCATCGCGCACGACGCGACGGTCGACAGTTGGCGCGACGGGGCGTTCGAGCGCATGGCCCAGCGCCGCGAAGTCCGCGGCTGGCGTCGCCTCGCGGAGCCGACGGCCTGCGGGGCGTGTCTAGCCCTGGCCGACGGCAAGCTGCACCCGGTCATGGAGACGCGGTTCTACCGGCACAACCACTGCCAGTGCATCCCCGTCGCCGTCACCGCGACGTCGCCACGGGTGCCGACCGGCCAGGAGATCTTCGACGCGAAGACGGTCGACGAGCAGAACGCCGTCTTCCGCGGGCACGGCGGCCGAGCGAAAGCCCAGGCGCTCCGCGACGGAACGATCGCGCTCGCAGACCTTGTGCGCATCGACGAGGACCGCATCGACAGGACGGACTACGTCCTCGCCGAGGCGCCTCTCTCCGCGGTCCTCGCGACCGCGTCCTGACTTTCCCCGGCCGCCAGGAGCGGCCACCCCTCATCACCCCTGTCCCAGGAGGACACACCATGGCCGAGACGGCCGACCCCACGCAGGACACGCCCCCGGAGGGCGAGCAGGACACCGGCCGCGACGACGGCCCGAACGCCGGCGCGGGCGACGGTGACGGCGAGGACGAGGATCACGACGATCCCCGCGTCCGCCGCGCCAACCGAGAGGCCGCGAAGTACCGCGCCCGCGCGAAGGCTGCCGAGGAGAAGCTCCAGGCCGCCGCCGACAAGGAGAAGTCCGAGCAGCAGAAGCTGGCGGAGCGCGCGAAGGCCGCCGAGGACAAGGCGGCGAAGCTCGAGCACGAGGCGCACCAGCGGACCGCGGCCGAGAAGGCCGGGCTCCCGCAGAAGTACGCCAGTCGCCTTCGCGGTGACTCCGAGGACGAGCTCCTCGAAGACGCCAAGGAGATGGCCGATGACCTCGGCCACTCCGGCAAGGACGACCCGCCGGCCGTGCGCCGCGGGCCGCAGGGCCGCAAGGGCGGCTCCCGCGGAGCAAGCGACATGAACTCCCTCGTCCGACGAGCCGCCGGCCGTCGGTAACCCCTGGGGCCGGTCACGGCCCCACCCGTGACCCCTCAACCCAACACCTCACCTATGGCTGTCACCAACCTCACCGATCGCGACGATGCCGGGGCCCTGATCCCGGAGGACGTCTCTCGCGAGATCATCAAGTCCGCGCCGCAGCAGTCCACCGCGCTCTCCCGGTTCCGTCAGGTCCGGATGAGCACCAAGGTCTCCAAGCAGCCCGTGCTCTCCGCTCTCCCCCAGGCGTTCTGGGTCGGCGGCGACACCGGGCTCAAGCAGACGACCGAGGTCGGCTGGAAGAACAAGTTCCTGACCGCCGAGGAGATGGCGGTCATCATGCCCGTCCCCGAGAGCGTCCTCGACGACTCGGACTACCCGATCTGGGACGAGGCGAAGCCGCTGATCGTCGAGGCGTTCGGCAACAAGCTCGACCAGACCGTCTTCTTCGCCCAGGACGTGCCGACCTCGTTCACCGACGCCGGCATCGCGCAGAAGGCAATCGCCGCCGGCAACACGTTCACGCGCGGGACGAACGCCCAGAACAAGGGCGGCATCTCCCAGGACATCTCCGACGCGTTCGCCACCGTCGAGGAGGACGGTTTCCCGGTCGAGTTCGCGCTCGCGTCCACGATGATGCGCGGCCGCGTCCGCGGTGCTCGCAACGTCAACGGCGACCAGCTCGCCGAGGTCAACACGGACAGCTGGTACGGCGTTCCCGTCGACTACGGGATGCGCGGCGGCTGGCCCACCGGCCTCGACGCCGTCGAGGCGATCTTTGGCGACCCGACGAAGGCGATCCTCGGCATCCGCCAGGACATCACCTTCAAGGTGTTTACCGAGGGCGTCATCTCCGACGACCAGGGCAAGGTCGTCCTCAACCTGATGCAGCAGGACAGCGCGGCCATCCGCGTCACGTTCCGCGTCGGGTTCGCGGTCGCCAACCCGATCACGCCGGACCGCCCGACGGAGTCGGCTCGCTACCCGTTCGGCGTCCTCCGCGCCCCGGCTGCCTGATGCCGGCCCCGCGCAAGCGGGCGCCGAAGCCCTCCGCGGACACCGCCGCGGAGGAGCAGGCGCCCGACATCAACATCGGCGACCTGTCGCACCTCGACGAAGCCGCAGCCAAGGGCTACGTCGGCGGACTCGGCGACGAGGGCACCAACCCCACCCGGCAGGACTGACCGTGCCCCTCGATCTCGTCGCCATCACGCCGACTCTCGCCGAGACCGCGGCCCCGATCCGCTTCCGGACGGTCGACAGCGACGGGATCGAGCAGGGCACGTGGACCGCCGACACTCGGCCCACGGCAGAGGAAGCGGCACTCTTCGCCACCCGCGCCGCCCGGTTCCTCTCGCTCCGCGTGGGGGCCATCTCGACGAAGTGGGACGGCGACACGATCGCCGCCGTCCGCGACGTCGCGGCGCTCTACGCCGCCCTCCAGATCGAGACGTCCTTCTTCGCCGACACGGACGACCAGGAGACCGCGGCGCAGGGCCAGCTCGGCCGCATGTTCCGCGAGCAGCTCGCTGCGCTCATCGCGACCGCCCGGAACAACCAGACCGGCGGCTGGCGCATCCACAGCATCCCCATCGTCAGCACGAGCTCGCCCTCCGCGTACCGCGGCCAGTGGGCGTCAGCCCTCGACGGCGCCGAGATCGTCAACGGGCCCGACCCGCTCGATGACGATGTCTGAGATCAACGTCACCGGGCACAGCTTCGACGAGATCGCCGACGCGTTCGAGACGCTCGCCCGGCGCAACGAGGACCTCACGCCCCTCGGCTACCGCGTCCGCTCTCGGTGGCTCGAGTCCGAGCGCCGCGTTTTCGCCCGCGGCGCCTTCGCCCCCCGGGCGGGGAGCACCACCCGCCGCTACCGCTACCCCGTTCGCCACAGCGGCGACGAGCAGCTGCACACCGACAAGGGCGGCCGGCCCATGCACTTCACCGGCATGCTCGAGCGCGGGCTCACCACGGCCCAGGCGCGCGGCCAGCGCGACACCTCCCGTCCGCGCCCCGGCGGACTCGACGTCACCGTCGGCATCAAGCCCAACGGGCCGCTCTTCTACGGCGCCATCAACCAGCGCGGCGCGGGCGCCCGGCCGGCGCGCAAGGTCGTCGTCTTTGACGCCGAGGCGCACGGCGACTCTGCCGGCGACTACCTCGAGTACGTGCTCTCCCGATGACCGCCACCGACGGCTTCGGCCCTATCGTCTCGCGCTGGACCTTCATGGAAGGGCTCCGCGACGAGGTCAAGGCGTGGCTCCCCGAGTACCTCGCAGCGGGCGACCGCCAAGAGGGTCGGACCGCCGGCCGCACACCGGTCCCACGGTCCTGGGAGGTACGGCACGCCTCGATCCTGCGGCCGCAGGCGCAGCTCCCCGGATGCGTGCTGTGGCTCGCCGGGGTGTTCAACCAGAAGGTGGACCCGGACGACGACACCGTCTGGGGCACGATCGAGTTCGGCATCAACTTCGTCGTCTCGGCCAAGGTCGCGGACGCGACCGGCGAGACGCTTCATCGCTACGTCGCCGCGACCCAGGCGCTCTTCCTCGACCGGCAGACAGTCGGCGGCACGGCCGGGAGTGTGGTCCCGATCGACGAGGACTACACGGGCATCGACCCCCGGCGAGACGCGATCCGCCTCTCCGCGGAGCTGCGGTACCACGCGACCGGCGTGAAGCTCGGGCAACGCAACTCCGGGCCGCCCGAGGCCGCGCACCCCCGCCCCGATCCCAAGCCCCCGTGGCCGGGCGCGCCGACCGTCGAGTCGGCGGACATCGACATCAACGGCCGTCGATACGTCGACCCCGAGGACTGACCCTATGCCCCTCTTCGATTCCAACGACCCACGCCGCCCGGACGCCGCCGTCCGGTACGTCTCGTCCCGTGGCGAGAAGGGGGCTAAGGGCGATCCCGGCCCCCCCGGGCCTCCGGGTGATCCCGCGGCGCTCGTCGCTTCGATCGCCGACGGCCAGGTCGTCGGCCGGGGCGACGGCCAGGTAGTGGGCATCGATGTCGTCGATCCCGCTGAGTTCGCGTCTGTCGCGATGCAGGCCGCTTCCGCCACGGCAGACGTGGCCGAAGTCATCGCGGAGCTCCCGACGAAGGCCAACCAAGCGGACGTCGATGCCGCGCTGAGTTCGGTCGCAACCGAGAGCGACGTGACGGCACTAGCTTCGACGCGTGAGCCCGTCGTGGTTGTGCCGGCCGAGGCGTCCGAGGACGACATCCTGGCCGCCGTCGCCGCGCTCACTGCCGGGACACGCGTGGTGTTTATGGGCACCTACTACGAGCTGCACGTGCCGCTGGCGATCAAAGCGCCGCGCGTGCGGATCGACGCGGCCCGCAGTACGTTCCGTCAGCTCGGTGTTCGGGTGCCCGTATGGGACGTCCAGGCCGACGACGTAGAGATCACTTGGAACGTGGCGCAGGCAGACCCGACGACGCGGTACTCCTACATCGCGGACTCCGGCCCGAGCATCCGCGGTGGCCGCCCTTGCTCGTGGAGCTGCGCAGTCTGGACCTCCAGCCATCGCGGCCGGTTCCGTGGCCGCGTTGATGGGTTCTACTCGGGGGCTGTGGCGACCGCCTACAACGTGGCGGCCTCATCGTTCTACGCCGAGGGCGACTACCGGCAGGACAACCGCTTCGACCTCGAGGTGTCCAACGTCGACTTCGGCGTGCTCTACAACGGCCAGGAGCGCTGCGAGACGAACCTCACCGGGAGCTACGCCGCGCACCCTGAGAGCATCAACCCGCCGCACATGCTGTACGTCGCACCCGGCCGCACGAGCATCGCGGGCCGAGGCACCGGGCACGCCAGCAGCGGTCGAGGCACCGGGCGGGTCATGGCGGCCCTCCGATCCGCAGGCACGACCGGCGGCACGCTCACGGTCACCGTCAACGGGCAGACGACCGCACCGGTCCCGTACAACGCCACCAAGGCGCAGATGACAGCAGCGGTCGAGGCGCTCTCGACCGTCGGGACGGGGAACGTCTACGTGCACCTGACGTCCGGGGCCGATGTCGGCGTGACGGGGTCCGGCGGTGGCTGGTTCTTCGTGTTCGGCTACGGGCTCGGCGACCGGACGTTGACGGTCAACGGGGCGTCGCTGACGGGCACGGCGGCCGGGGTCGCGGCCCACAACTTTCAGCCGCACGACTCCGGCGGAGCGTGGCGGTTCCGGGCGCTGAAGTCGGGGACCTATCCCGCGCTGTCGGCCGATGACTGCCCCGGGGTTCTCGAGGTCTACGACGGAACCTCGGACCTCCACATCGGGGCCGTGCTGTCGACGCGAGACCACGCCCCTGTGGGTGGCTCCGTGATCACGGACTCCTCGGTGGCCAACCTGACGGTCGATAGTTGCAAGCTGCACTTCGCCGGCCCAGATGCTCGAGCCGTACGCCTAAGTGGCACCGACAACTCGGTTCGGGGGGTGGAGATCACGACTCAGACGACCACGGTCTCGTCGAGCTCGTACGTCGTGGTCGACGGCACACGCAACACGGTGGAGGTCGAGGCCATCGTGAACACCGGCCCCGGCCGATGGTTTGGAGCGACCCTCTGGCCGTCGAGCGTCGGATGCACGATTCGCACCCGCAGGCTCGTCGGGATCGGCCAGATTGGGGTGGCGATCTCCGCTGGTGCGACGACGTCGTTCGCTGACGTCGACCCGCTCGGGATCGAGTGGCACCCGAGCGCCGCGTACCCGCGGACGCCGACTACCGACACGTCCGGGAACCTCACCAACCGCGTGCGTCGGGGGGCCGTGCGGCGCCTTCTCCCCGGGGTCGTGCTGCCCCAGTCGCCGGGGTGGACGTCCGTCGCCAGCACACCGGTCGCTGACCGCGTGTACTGGCAGCGGCTCATGCTCGACGAGTGGATGACGCTCGGCAGCATAGGGTTCACGGTCACGACTGCCTGGGCCAACGACGACCCCGTCGAGGTCGGGCTGTACGACGCGGCCGGTATCGCACTCTGGCGATCCGGCGCCGTTACCGGGAAGCTCAACTCCGTCGGCGCGAAGAGCGTCACGGTTCCCGACACGTACAAGCTGCTGCTTCCGTTCACCACGTACTACCTGGCGTTGTTGATCAAGACGCCGACAGGTGCGGCGGGGCAAATCGCGGTCGCGTCGTGGTCCAACAGCTCACCGAACACCATGACCGCCACGGCCCCGCCTGACATCGACGGCCTCACGACCGCCTCCCCGACCGGTCTCCCGTCGTCCGCGGCCGGAGCTGTGGGCGGCGCGGGGGCGGTCGCCCAGATCATCGCCCGGACGACGTGACCGTGAACCGCCAGCCCTCACCGATTTCGTCGCCGAGCCGCCTCTGCACGGCGGCGCGCGTCGCGCACTGAACGCGGACCGTGATGCTCTCCATGCGATACCTCGACCGCGCTCTTTCGGTCTTCCTCTTCGCTCAGGGCCTGCTCGGTCTATGGGGAGACGACACGGTGCAAGCGGTGGGGTGCTTCATAGCGTCGGGAGTCTTCGCAGCTGCGGCTACCCCAGCAGCACCTTTGCGGCCTCCCAAATCGCCGTCGCCACCAGGCCCGGCGCCACCTGCCCGGTGAAAGTGGCCCTGATGCGTCGGACCAGATCAGGGTCCTCACGTTCGATCTCCGCGACGATTTCGCCGGCTGGCACGCCTCGATCTCGACCGACTTCGATCATCTCGACCCAGCGGCGTAGGCGTTCACCGGCTACGCCCGACGTGCGCACGATCTCAAGCGTCTCGTCGATGACGCTGTAGGTGCCCGGAGCGCCATGGCCGACTGGGTGTTTGCACCACGGGCAAGGTCCCGCTTGGATCATTCCGAACGTAATGTCGGTCGAGTCCGAGACGTTGATCCCGCTTCGGAAAGCGTTGCCACAGCGATCGCAGAACGCGGGTATCTCCACCGGGCGACCCTACCTTTTCGCGTGGTGGCAGTTCCTGGGTTTGGGGAACGGCAGCGCCTCATGTGCCGATGGACGGGCTGCTCAGAGGCCGGTCATCCAGTCGCCAAAGTCGAGCGTGACCAGGGGCATGGCGGGCTGCTGTGCAGCCAGGCGGTCGAAGTCAGCGTGGCGGCCCCACCAGTCGTTGACGGGGAGACGGACCCCGCCCAGGCTCAGCCAGCAATCGTCGGGAGCCTTTTCGGAGGCGTTCTCCGACGCGAGCACCGCAACCGCCAGCAGTGCCGGAACCATGCGTGCGGAGAGCGCCACGCGGCCCTGCTCGATTCGGATCTCGGTGATCCCGTCGACCGGAGCCGGAATAAGCGCAAACCCTGCGGGCAACTCGTCCCCGTGGCCGTGACTGCAGCGGTGAACCCCGTAGAGCACGTCCGCCAGGTCCGGACGGCCGTCCGGGGCGCGGGCCTTCTTGACGGCGACGGGGAATCGCGTGGTGTCCAGGTTGATGCCCGGCGCTCCCATCGGGCCAACGATGCTGTGGCTCGCCCGGATCAGGTCCGTGAATCGCGCGGCGCTGCCGGCGATCGGCCAACGCTTCGCGGCCGTGCCGTCGACCGCGTTGCAGGCGTGGAGCATGGCCGGCTCGAGGTCGCCGACGGTGTAGTCCCTCAGGGCGACCCGGACGGAATCTCCCACGCGCATGCGGAGAACCTACCTGCACGGAGCCCGCAGGTCAGCGGGGCGCGGCGTCCGGCCGGACTGCGTTGAGCTCGACGCGGAGCTCTCGCACCTGCTCGACCGTCCAGCCTGCAGCCGCCGCGACGGCCTCGTCGGTCGGCGGGTCGGCATCAAGAATCGCCATCCCGGCCGCGGCCCGTATCCCACTCTCAGCGCCGGCGGCGTGGCGCAAGTGCTCGTCCTTCTCCCGCCGTTTCCTGCTCACCGGGCCGAGTAGCCCGGCGTGCCTCTCGGCTGCCGCCGTCTGCTCGCGGACGCGGGCCGCGACGCCCGCCTTAGCCTGCCGCTGCTCCAGCTGCCCCATACGAACACATGTTCGTATGGCTGGCGCTCTGCCCACACACGCGCCGCCAGCGCGCCCCCTGATTTTCCTCTCGCGCCGCGGCTTCTCAGCCGCGGCGCTTCGTTTCGCCCGACCGCCCGGACCTCCGGAGACCACCCCATGCCCACAGCCATCGTCACCGCACTGACGCCGATCACCCTCACGGGTGGGCGCCCCGCCGGCCCCGGTGAGTCGGTCGACGCCGACCCCGAGGCCGACCGCGAGCACTTCGAGACGGGCGCCCTCACGCTCGTCGAGACCGCCGACGAGCCGCAGGCGCTCGTCGCGCCCGACACCCCCCGAAGCCGGCGGAACCGTCGGCAGTCCGAGGAGGACTCCTGATGCCCGCCACCATCATCCCGGCACCGCCGGGCTACGCCGTCGTCTACGCCAACCCCGTCGCGGCCCGCTTCGGCCCGCCCGCCACGTCGAACCTGTTCGCGATCGGCGTGTTCGACCGCGGCGACGTCGGCCAGGTCACGGGCGTCGGTGGACTGCGATCCGTCTTCGGCCCCCGGGTCAACCACAGCGTCGCCCCGGACGCGACCGCGACCAGCCTCGCCGAGGGCGCGCGCGTCCTCACGGTCGCCCGCATCTACGGTCCCGGCGCGGCCAAGGCGTCGAAGACGATCGCCTCGAGCCTCACGATCGAGGCGAAGAGCGTCGGCGAGTACGCCAACGGCTGGACCTACGACATCCTCGACGCCGGCAACGGGGCGGTCCGGGTGCAGGTCCTCGACGGTGACGACGTCGTCACCACGTCGATCGCGGCGACGACCGTCGCCGACCTCGCCGCCTGGTCGCTCGACGACGACGAGATCACGATCACCGCCGTCGGGGCCACACTCCCCGCCGTCACGGCCGACCCGGTCCCGCTCGCGGGCGGCACCGACGACCGGGCGAACATCAGCACGGCCAGCATCCAGGCGGCCCTCGACCGCCTCGACCCCCGCTACGGCCCCGGCACGCTCATCGCCCCTGGCATCACCGACGCCGCAGCGCACGAGGCCATCCTCGCCCACTGCGACCGCGCGAACCGCGTCGCGATGCTCGACCGCCCGCAGGCCACGACGAAGGCCCAGGCGATCACGCACCGTCAGACAGTCCTCGCGGACGTGCCGGCGCTCACCGGACTCGGCAGCCTCTGGGCCCAGTGGGCCCGCGCCACCCCGATCGGCGGCGAGCCCGAGCGACTCGTCCCGTACTCCGCGATCCAGGCCGGCATCACCTGCCGCGTCGACCGCAAGTACGGCATCGGTGCCGCCCCGTTCGGCGGCACGAACGGCGCCGCCACCACGGTCAACCGGCTCTCCCCCGAGTGGACCGACGCCGACCGGGCGGAGCTCTATGCCGAGGGCATCAACGTCGCCACCGACGACGGCTCCACGGTCGCCACGTGGGGCCACCGGACGATGGCCGACCTGCAGCTCGACCAGGACCTGCACGTCGCCCACGTCCGCATGGCCCTCCGCTGGCGCGCCGGCCAGATCGCCGCTACCTACCTCGGCGCCTACGTCGACCGCGACACCCTCGCGTCGTACGCCGGCCGCCTGCAGGCGCTGCTCGACGAGTTCCAGGCGATGAAGGCCGTCTACGGCACCGCCGAGACGCCCGGCTACGTCATCGACGTCGACTCGGTCAACACCGAGGACACGCTCGCCCGCCGTGAGCTCCACGCAGCCCTGCTCGTGAAGTTCACGCCCACCTCGGACTGGGTCGACCTCACCGTCGGCGCCGTCCTCATCACCGACACCCTCTGAGGAGCCGACCGTGGCTATCGAAATTGCCAACCAGAGCACCTGGCGCACCCAGGTCCTCATCGAAGGGCAGGACTTCGGTCGCTGGAACCGGGGGGAGGTCAGCCTCGGGTCCACGGCCAGCACGTACGACGACCCCGAGGACGGCACCGTCCCCCTCGGCGGCCGGCAGACGGCCGAGGACGTCGAGCTCACCCGAGGGTTCAAGCGCTCCCGGGACCTCGGCGTCTACCGCCAGCTCAAGGCGCTGCGCGGGCGGGCCGAGGTCACGCTCATCATCCACGTCCTCGGCGACGACGGGCTCCCCGTCGAGTCCACGCCCACGGACGTCCTGACCGGCGTGCTGACCGAGGTCAAGCTCCCGGAGCAGAGCCGCGGCGGCGACGACGCCAGCGAGATCTCGATCACGGTGCAGCTGAAGCCGTGACCGACGACTCCGCCGTCGAGGTCGACCTCGACGAGACCCACACCCACACGCCCACGCCGGTCGTCGCCCCCACGGACACGCCCGCCCCACCGGCGGCCGAGCCGTCCGCCGGCACCTCCCTCCTCGACGAGATCGTGGAGGGCGTCGAGGACGCCACCGACGACACGCAGCCGCTCGAGCTGCCCGTCGGCAAGATCCACCGCCGCCTCTACGCCCGGTACCAGGTGCTGCCGGACGAGGAGGTCGACGAGATCAACCGCCACTTCCGGAACATGGCGGAGAAGCGCAAGAAGGTCCGCGGCCGCAAGCGTTCCGACGAGATCGACTCCGAGGTCGAGAACGAGCGGTCCGCGATGTTGCTCGCCCGCGCCTGCGACACGCTGCTCTGGCTCGGCGACGACGGCGAGTACCAGCCCCTCGACGAGGTGCTGCGCGCCGCCGGGGTCGAAGTGCCCGACGGGCCGCTGCGCTACAGCCGCACCGTCGCCCGCCTGTTCAAGGTCGACGTCGGCGAGGACGCCACGGCGAGCGAGGTCGCGCTCCAGCTGCACCGCTGGGGCAAGGGCTACGCCCCCGTCCGCAGCTACGCGAACGCGCTCAACGGCTGGATGTCGGGCGCCCGCCTCGACGCCATCGAGGCGGCCTTCGAGGGGAACTAGCCGCGCTGGCCGTCGAGCAGACGGCCCGCCTGATGCTGCGCGGCATCTTCCCCGACGCGCGCCTGACCACCCGCGACCGGGTGCTGGCCGAGGTCTACGACCGCGGCCTCGATCGCGCACAAGAGCTCCGGCAGCAGGAGCTCGAGTTCCTCGCCCAGGAGTACGTCAACCGCTACGCGGATGCCGTGAACCGGGGCCAGAAGAAGGGATAGCCACATGGCCCGCACCGAACGCGCCCAGATCGTCATCGAGATCCGCGGTGGCGTGAAGGCCGCCCGCGAGGGCCGGGCCGTCGCGAGCTCGCAGCGCGAGCTCGGCGAGCAGATCGACGAGACCGGTGACCAGGCGGAGCAGACCGCCATCGCGCTCGGACTCCTGTACCGCCAGCTGCAGCGGGTGAAGCGGCAGACCGGCAGCACCGCGGTCGGGGTGCTCGGCGTCGTCAGCGCCATGACGATGCTCAAGGTCGTCGCCCTTGGCGTCGCGCTGACGGCCCTGCCGTCCACGGTGGCCGCCCTCGGCGCGACCGCCATCGCCGCCGTCGCACTCGGCTCCGCCCTCATCGGCGTCGCCGCAGGCGCCGGCCTCATGGCGGCCGGCGTCGTCCAGCGGTTCAAGGCGATGGAGAACCAGGCCGGGTCGGCAGCCGCCCGCCTGAAAGAGCAGGCGTCTCTCATCAAGGAGGCGTTCGGGGAGGCGACCGCCCGCGGCGCCGACTCGATCCTCGGCGGCCTCGCGAGCGGCCTGCAGGCGATCCGCCCGCTCGTCTCCGAGTTCACGTCCGAGTTCACTGCGATCGGCCGCGCGACCGGCGGCCAAATCCGCGCCTTCTTCGCCGAGATCAACAAGCTCGGTCCGCAGATCGGGTCCCTGCTTCGGTCGCTCCCGCCGGTCGTCAACGCGCTCGGCGGGATGGCACGGCAGGCGCTCGGGCTGTTCCTGCAACTCGCGAACGCCGGCATGCCGTTCCTCGTGAAGGGCATCGACGCCCTCTCGGCGGGCATGCAGCAGCTCTCCGAGTGGCTCACGCCCGCCCGCGTGGCCGGCGCGTTTCAACTTCTCGGCCGCATCGTCCAGACCGTCGGCCGCTTCATTGGCGGCATCGCGTCGCAGCTGCGCGACGTCATCGGGCCGGCTGCTTCGGCGTTCGGCCGGTTCATGGCGCAGGCCGCCGGCCCGCTCGGGGTCATCGCCGGTGCCGTGGTCGGCGCGCTCATGCGTCTCGCGACGGCAGCGCTGCCCGGCATCACCGCCGCGATCCAGATGCTCGCCCCCGTCTTCGCGTCGATCGCGAAGTCGCCGTTCATCAGCGTCATCGGCAAGGCGCTCGGCGACGGCCTCAAGGCCGCCATTGGCTACGTCGGCCAGCTCATCGCGGCGCTTCTGCCGATGAAGCCGATCGTCGTCAACGTCATCTGGCCGCTCGTCAAGGGCATCGCGCAGGGCCTCGCGGGCGCGCTCCGCGGCGTGCTGCCGATCATCCGTGGCGTCGCGACGTTCCTCGGCTGGGTCGGCCAGAAGGCCCGGCCGCTGTCGCCGGTGTTTCAGACCATCGGCCGGATCATCGGCACGCTGTTCGCCGGCGCCATCCTCAAGGTGATCGGCCTGGCCGCCCGGGTTGGCGGGTTCGTCGTGCGGGTGCTCGGCGCCATCGGCCGCCTCGGCGGTCCGATCCGCGCCGTGGCGAACCTCTTCTCCGGCACGTTCAACGTCGTGAAGAACGCGGTCTCGTCGGCCGCCAGCTGGGTCGCGAGCAAGGTGTCCGCGATCATCGGCACCGCAAGCCGCCTCGCGTCCGGGTTCGTCGAGCGCCTCAGTGGGCTTCCGGGCAAGGTCGCCGGGATCTTCCGCGGCCTCGGGTCGACGATCGTCGACACGATCAAGGGTGGCGTGAGCGCAGTGTTCAACGCCGCGAAGGGGCTGGGGAAGGCGGTCTGGGACGGCATCAAGAGCGGCGTGAAGTCGGTCGCCGGAGCCGGACTCAAGATCGTCTCGAAGGTCCCGGGCATGGGCTGGCTCGGCCAGGCCAGCGGCGGCGTCATGACCCGCCCCGGCCTCTCCTGGGTCGGTGAACGCGGGCCCGAGCTCGTGGCCCTCCCGCGCGGAGCGACGACCTTCCCGGCGTCGACCTCTGCGCAGTTCGGCTCCGCCCGCAGCCTGCGGTCCAGCGACCACGCCCCGCTCCGCGCGCGGGCGCCCATCGCTCCCACCGTCTCCCCGCTCATCGGCGACGCGGACCTGAGCCCCATGGTCAACCTGCACCTCAGCCCCGTCATCGAGATCCCCGAGTCGGTGATCGGCAAGGCCGCCGACCGGAACCGCACCCGCGTGCAGGTGCGCAGCTGATGCCGTACCGCGACGAGATCTCGGTCGGCCCGACTACGTCCTACCCCACGCTGCCCGGGGGACCCCCGAAGCCAATCCCCGGCAGGGTCATCCTCTGGGCGCCGGACGCAGGCGAGCAGGTCGTCGCGCTGCACTCCGAGCTCCCGCAGGTCTCGAGCGAGCGCGCGGGCGGGTGGCGCACGATCGACCGCCCGCAGCTGCGTCCGCTCGTCGCATGGGACGGCCACCAGCCGCTCAAGGTGGACCTCAAGCTCCTGCTCGACGGTCACGCCATCAACCGGTCTGTCGCACCGGAGCAGGATGCCCTGCGCCGGATCGCCTACGACGTGCCGGCCGGCGGCCCGCGCCGGCCGCCGTGGCTGCGCGTCATCGGCCGCATGCCGTACGCCGACTCCTCGATCAAGTGGGTCATCGACGCCCTGGGCTTCGAGGACCAGATCTACCACCGCGGCGACGTCACCCGCACCGTCGCGTCGGTGACGCTGCTCGAGTTCGTCTCGCCCGAGATCCGGCAGCGGATCGACAAGCGCAAGAAGTCCGCGCGGGCGACCTCCCACAAGTGGCGGCAGGGCGACACCCTGCACAAGCTCGCGCGCAAGCTCCTCGGCGACCAGCGCCGCTGGCGCGAGATCGACAAGGCCAACCCGAAGATCAAGAACTGGTCGAAGGTCAAGGTCGGTACCACCATCACGATCCCGGCGAAGTAGCCCGTGGCGACGAAGCAGACCAGCGCACGAGCCCGCCGATCCACCCGGACGTCCGCACGCACGCAGACCCCGCGCCTGCTGCCCCCCGTCCCGAAGCTGGAGCTCGAGAACGTCGCCAACGCGACGCTCAACGGGGCGGCCGTCGACCTTCGCCTGGTCGACGCCGTCGAAGGGCTGGCGACCACCCACACGGTGGACGGACCGAACCTGCTCACCATGCTGATCGAGGACGGCGAGCGCGACGTCCTCAACTCCGAGGCGATCGAGAGCCAGATCGTGCTCGACCTCGGCCTCGGCCGGCGCTGGGTGTTCGACCCCAAGGGCGACATCGGCGGCTACTCCTACTCGGGCACGCAGCTCTCCCTCAAGTTCTGGGACGCGACGTCCGGTGGTCTACGCGCCCGCGCCGGCTACCTCTCCCGGTCGTCCAAGAACCTCGACCTCGCCGGCTGGGCGAACGTGCTCGTGCGGGACGCCCTTAAGGGCAACCTCATCGACAGCTTGCGCGTCGTCATCCCCGATCCAGGCGAGGTCCCGCAGATCATCACCACCACTGCGACGACGGCGAAGAGCGCGAAGAAAGCGACCGGCCTCGGCGGCTCCTCCACGTCGCTGGCGAAGATCACCGTCAAGCACGTCCGCGCCTCGGCGGAGCAGCGGAAGAACATCGACACGATCCTCCGGGTCGCGGTCGACGAGAAGGCCCCGTGGATCGCGGCGGTCGCGGCGATCGTCGCCGGCACGCAGGAGTCCTCGCTCATCAACACGCGCACCCCGTCCCAGGACGGGTACGGCTCCCTTGGTGTCTGGCAGATCACGGCGGCGAATGCTCGCCGCGGGATGCCCCAGCTCGACGTGGCCTGGGGCGCACGGCACTTCCTCAGGACGGGGTTCACCGGGGCCGGCGGCGCCATCGAGCTCGCGCGCAAGGGCATCGCGCCCGGCCGCATCGCTCCGATGGTCGAGGGCCCCGCGCAGCAGTATTGGCCGGAGTACCTGCGGTGGGAGTCCGAGGCCGAGCGCACCGTCAAGCTCTGGTCGGGCCTCACCCGCGAGGAGTGGAACCGCACCGTCGCTCGCGGCAAGGCCGCGAAGGGCGGCACCTCCACCCGAACCGAGCAGCGCGAGATCTCCCGTCCGTCGGTCTGGACCCGCGGGACCGCCAAGAAGCTCGAGTCGTCGTGGACCGCTCTCGGCCGCCACGCGGAGAAGCTCGGCCGCCGACGGTTCGTGGATGTTCTGACCCCCCGCCCGCGCCTCGTGCTCGCCGCGGACCAGCAGCTCATCCTCGCGCAGCCACACGCCACCTACGTCTACGACGACGACGCGTTCCTCGAGCCGCCGAACATCGACATCGAGGGCGCAGGGCACCTGCAGGAGATCACGCTCCGCGCCCTCGCCTCGGGCTGGTCCGCTCCGCCGGGTGGCGTCGTCGATCTGCAGCGGGCAGGACCCGCAAGCGGACCGTGGCTCGTGAAGGAGATCGGCCAGGACGCCGCCACCTCGGACGAGATCGCGGTCACGCTGATGCAGCCGTCGACCACCGTGCCCGACCCGGAGACCACGGAAGCGAAGTCCAAGCGGAAGCGCTCGAGCACGTCGCGGCGCAGCAGCAGCGGAAGCAGCGCCAGCGTGGTCGACCGGGTCTATTCGGCCGGCCACAAGATGAGCAGCAGCGGCGTCCGCTACGGCCCCTCCGGACACACCGGGTCGTGGGCGACAGCGGAACGAGCAGGGTCGCAGGACTGCTCGTCGTCCACCTCGATTGTCCTTCACGAGGCCGACCTCATGGGCGGCGTCTCGGGGCCCCAGGTGTCGGACTGGTTCCTCAAGTGGGGCCTCCCCGGCAGGGGGAAGGAGATGACCGTCTGGGTCAAGCCGGGGTCCGGCGACAACGGCCACGTCTTCGTCGAGTTCTACGGGCGGACCGCGAAGCACTTCAACACCTCGCAGGGCTACCGCGGGCAAGGCCCGCGGATGCGCACTAGCGCGCCGTTCACCAGCGGCTTCATCCCCCGCCACGCGGCCAACACATGAGCGCTGACACCGAACTCCTGCGCGACCTGCCCGACACCGTCATCCGCGGCGAGGTCGCCACGTCGGCCGCGACCGACGTCGACCGCGTCCGCGTGCTCCTCCCGATCGACGGATGGGAGACGCAGCACGGCCCCTTCCGATGGCCGCGCTACGGCGACGGACTGCGCCCCACCCGCGGCGACCCCTGCGTCGTCGTGCAGGACCACACCGGGCGGCTCTCGCTCGTCGCCTGGGACCCGAAGGATTGACCATGCCCGAAGAGACGCCCCTTCACCTGCGCTGGCCCCTTGAGCTCGTCTCGGCTCCCGGCGGCGGCGTGACCTTCGCGACCGTCGAGCAGGACAGCCGTGAGGAGATGCGCCGCTCGGCGGGCCTCCTCTGCGAGATCCGCTACGGCCAGCTCCCGTGGGACGAGGAGCTCGGCATCCCCGATCCCCTTGGCACGACGGACCCCGCAGCCGCCGCGGCCGAGATCGCCGCAGCACTCGACGACCTCGACCCCCGCACCGACCACGCGGTGGACGTCGTTGACGACCCCGGTTCCGGCGCCCGCCGGATCACGAACCTCCGCGTGGAGCTCACCTAATGGCCGACGAAACCCTAGACCTCGGACTCGACGACGATCCCGACGGCGCCTTCGCGACGCCCCTGGTCACCGACCCGGCAGAGCTCCTGCAGCAGATGGTCGCCACGGTGCAGGAGAACCTGCCCGGCTGGCGCGCGATCGTCACCGCCCCGGAGTACCAGGCGATGGCCGGCGCGGCGGAGGTCGACGCGGACACGAACGTTGCGCTGGACTCGCGTCTGCAGGCGCTCGTGCTCGAGGTGCTCGGCATGCTGTTCAAGGTCCCGCGGCTGAACGGCTCCCCCGCCTACAGCTCGATCACGGTCGAAGCGGTCGACGCGGCGGGGCACACGCTCCCCGCCGGGTCCTCGGTGTACGTCGGCGAGACCGAGCTCGTGACGAGCGAGGACCTCGTCATCTCAGCCGAGCAGACGTCGGGAACCGTCGAGGTTCGAGCCGTCGACCCAGGCGCCGACGTGAACGGCGCGACGGCCGAGGTGAGCATGGACCCGCTCGACTGGTTCGCGGCCGGATCGCCCACCCTCGACGCGCCGCTCGCGAACGGCACCGACCCCGAGGATGACGTCGCCTACAGCCGCCGCATGCAGGAGGAGCTCCAGGTGCTTTCCATGCGCCCCATCACGCCGCCCGACCTCGTCGTCTTCGCGACCCGTCACCCGCAGATCGCGGGTGCCTGGGCGATCAAGGGCTACGACGCCGACACGGGACAGACGAACAAGGGCCGCACGGCGACCATCGTCGCCTACACCGACGTCGGCGCGGGCCCGCCGCAGGACACCCTCGACGCCGTCCGCGACGACCTCGTTGGTCGCTCGGTCGCCAACGCCATCGTCCGAGTCCGGGCACCCACGCCGGTGCCGATCAACGTCACCTGCGCCGTGGTCCCGTACTCCGGCTGGGACGCCGGGATCGTTCACGGCCAGGTCGTCGCCGCGATCGAGGCGGCGCTCTCCCCGCTCCAGTGGGCGCAGGCGCCCTACCAGCTGGACCCCGGCTACGTGCCCTCGCGCATCGTCCACGTGAACGACCTCATCGCAGCGGTGGACCAGGCCGGCGGCGTCAACCGCGTCACGTCGATGCAGATCGGGAACAGCAGCCAGCCACAGATCACCCTGACGGGACCGACGGAGCTGCCGGCGCCCGGCACCACGACCGTGAACGTGGGAAGCCCGGATGCCTGAGCCACGCCCGCTCACCCTGCCGGCGACGACCGGCGTCATCTTCGGCCACCTGCGGCCTCTCGCCCGGCGGGACCCGGCGAACGGATGGCTTCTCCTGCGCCTGCTCTCCGGGTTCGGGCGTGGTGACGAGGATGCCTACCGGCTCCTGCAGGACCCCGGCGCCCCCGCGTATCTTGACCCGGCCGTCGCCCCGCCGGCGTGGCTGCCGTGGCTCGCCGCGCTCGTCGGCGCCCGGATCTCGGACGGCATGCCCGTTGTTCAGCAACGCGCCGAGGTCGAGAACCCGGCCGGCTGGACCCGAGGGTCGCCCGACGCCATCGCAGCGGCAGCACGCCCGTTCATGCGGGAGCCGTTCCGGATTGTGATCCGGCAGCGGTACGACCCGAACCTCGGCGCAGGCACAGACGCGCCCGACGACCTGCAGGTGCGGCTCCGCGCCAGCGACGTGGTCGACGAGCAGCGCGCGATCCGTGCCGTCCTCGCAGCCGTCCCGTGGGACATCCGAGCCCACGTCCTCGTGACAAACGAGACGGACTGGGACTCCGTCGTCGCCCAGAACAGCACCTGGGATAGCACCGTCACTACCCACGGCTCGTGGGACGACCTCGTCTCCGACGAAGACTGAAGGCACCATGCCCCGACAGACCACAGCTTCCGGATTCCCCTACTACGCCGGGGGCGACAAGCCCGCCGGCCACGAGCAGCAGCGCGACCTCGCGGAGACAATCGAGACGGTCGGTGCGAAGTTCGACACTGGTGGGCTCCTGGCGTCCGGCGTGCGGGCCGGGCAGCCGATCCCCGAGCCGGGAAGGCGTGGCCGCTTCTACCGTGGCACGTCTCAGCGCGGCGCCCTATGGGTCGATGCCGAGACCGAGTGGCATCCGGTCGCCGTCATTCCCATCGGGGGTGTGCTCGACTGGCCGTGGCCGACGGCGCCCGCCGGTCCCGCCGAGTGGCTCGAGCTGCTCGGGCAGTCCGTCACCAAGGCCGCGTTCCCCGAGCTCTTCGCGGCCCTGGGCGTCACGGCCGCGGCCATGACCGTGCCGAACCGCTCGGGGCGCACCCAGATCGGCGCAGGCTCCGGCGCCGGGCTGACCCCTCGCGCCGTCGGGCAGGTCGGCGGCGCCGAGCGGCACACGCTCACGGCTGGCGAGATCGCACCGCACACGCATCCCCTCAGCGGCGTCGACTCCCGCTTTCCGGTCAACGGCGCGGGCGCCGTGATGATGCAGCCGACGCAGGGCCGGAACTGGTCCATGCCATGGCAGGGCGGCGATTCGAACCCCGTCAACCAGAACGCGGGTGGCCAGTCCCACAACAACGTGCAGCCCTTCAACGTCACCCGCTACTTCGTCAGGACCCGCTGACCATGGCCCCCACCCCGAACCCCATCCAGGACCGTGGCTGGCTCGACGTCACCCTTGAGCGTTGCGGCGAGAAGATCAACGGCCTCAAGGGCCTCGGCGTCGACACCGACCAGCCGTTCAAGTGGACCGACGAGCACGGCATCGCGCTCGAGCTCGCCACATCCGGCGACGGCATGACGCTCAAGGCCACCCCGCCGTCCGGGCAGGACGTCTGGACGTGGCGGCTCCCCGCCGGCTGGGCGCAGCCCGCCGGCTCCACCTCCGAGGAGGGCTGACCATGCCCCGCCGATCGCGACAGCGGAAGCACGGCGGGGGTCGCTTCGCCAGCGAACGCCAGCGCAGGTTCCTCTGGGCTACACGCCCCGCAGCCGCCCGGAAGTGGGCGCACAACCGTCACACGCGCAAGACCGACTGGGTGCCGCGGCGCGGCACCAGGGTCTACAAGCGCCGCCGGAAGTAACCGGCCCCCCTCACCCATGCACCTCTACCGCCCGAACCCGGGAGGACGACCCATGCCCAGCTACACCGACCTGAACGGCGAGTCGTGAGTGCGCCCGCCGTCCGACGAGACGATGGCCGCCTGGCGCCGGCTGCTGTTCGGGTTTCTCGGCCCGTACTCCGGCGCTGGCCTGATGATCTGGATGGTCCTCTCGCAGACCGCCACGCAGTGGAGCGTCGCAGCCGCGGGCGCACTGCTGCTGCTCAAGATCGGCGACCCGGGGAAGCCCGGCTCGCCGTCCGAATGATGGCGCCCCAGGTGCTGTGGTTCACCATCGTCGCCGTCGCCAGCGTGACGGGGGTGCTCTCGTGAACCCGCTCCCGCGCCGCCGGCGCAGCGACCGCAAGGGCATGCCGCTCCGCGACCGAGTCAGGTACCGAGCCGGCCGGATTCGCCTCGGCCTCAAGGAGTGGTCCGAGGTGCTCCTGCTGCTCGTGACGACGGTCGCCGTCATCTGCGCCGTCATCGCCACCGTCGTCGCTATCGGCACCTCGAGCGATGCGACGCAATCGGCGGGGAACGCTACGGCTGCAGCGGAGGACGCCACCGTCGCCGCCCGGCGAGCCGCCTCGATCGCCCGAGCCCAGAAGCGCGCGGACGACAGAGCCGTCGAGCGCGATGCCGCTCGCACGTACCAGCGGTGCGAGCAGATCGAACCGGTCGCGTTCGTAGCGCAACTCGCGCTCGACGCGTCCCCGGAGATCCGGGCGAAGGTGCGACGTGCCCACCCGGAGTACTTCGACGAAGGGGGACAGCTGCCCGTCCCGGACTGCGAGCGGATCTACCCGCGCGGCTTCGCGGTCAGCGACCGCTACCCCGACCTCACGCCGACGAAGCCCGCGCCGTGAGCGTCCTGCTGCACCGCGCCCTCGGCGCCTCCAACGCGGTCCTCGCCGGGCCGCCCCTCGTTCTGGCGGTCGCCCTTGGGCTGGCCCGCCACCACCACCGCACCCGAAGGACCCACCGATGACCCCCACCATCCCCATCGGCCTCGCCACGAAGGCCGGCCTCTCCGGCGCCGTCGGCCTGTTCGTCGCCGCGCTCGTGGCCACCATCTCCGACCAGACGCCCGAAGCCATCGGCGCCCTCGCCGCCGCCACCCTCTCGCTCCTCACGGTGCTCGGCGGCCGGTACGCCCAGGCCGCTGCCGCCGCCGGCAAGGCCATCGACGCTGCGGCGGCCGACGCCGACGCCAGCCACGCCCCGCCCGGCATGCCCAGCGACGTGGACACCTCGCCGCTCGAGGCCGCAGACGGCGACCTCGAGACCCCGCCCGCCGACGTCGAGGGGGTCTGACCATGCCCCGCGTCTGGACGAAGAACGAGCGAGTCCACCGCGACCTCGTTACCGAGGCCCGCGGCGAGGACGTCCAGGACGTCCAGGCCGCCGGCGCCCGGCGGCTGGCAGCCCGCGGCTACGACGACGACTACCTCCCGAAGTCCGACGGCGAGATCGGGGGCGTCTCCCTGGCGCGCCTGGGAGACGCCCTCTACGCGCTCGGGGCTGCACCCGAGACCGTCAAGGCGTGCCGCGCTGGGAAGATCTCGATCGGTGCCCAGCGGATGATCCGCTACCCGGGCAACCGCACGGACGTGCAGCTCGCGCGAGCACGGAACCGCAAGGCCGAGGTGCGCTCGCGGGCGCGAGCTACACGCAAGGCCGACGGCACGTTCGCCCCGAGCGGCTCCGTCGCGGCCCGCCGCGCCCGCGCAGCCCAGGCGGCGAAGTTCGCCCTCTCGCACTCCGGCCGTCGGTACTCGATGGGGGGCGATCGGTGGAACCCGATCGCGTCGAAGGCGAACCCGCAGACGGGCGCGATGTGGACCGTCGCGGACTGCTCGGCGTTCGCCACCTGGGTCCTCTGGCACGCCCTCGATCGAGGGGCGCTGGCTGACATCGTGAACGGCCAGGGATGGCGCGCCGGCTACACCGGCACGATGGTCGAGCACGGCCGCGACGTCACCAACGGCCACTACCAGCCCGGCGACTGCGCGATCTACGGGACCTCGCGCTCGAACACGAAGCACGTGGTCATCTGCCACCAGGCCGGCACCGCGTCCACCGCACGATGGGCGTCGCACGGCTCGGCTGGCGGCCCGTACAACGTCGGCCTCCACTACCGCGGCGACCTCGTCGTCGTGAAGCGCTACCTCGCCTAGCCCGCACCCCGGCGCACGGCCAAGCCCCCGCCCACCATGGCGGGGGCTTTCGTCGTTCTAGGGCGTCGGCAGGGTGATCGGCCGGCCCGTGCCGTACCGCGTCTTGACGGTCAGCCGACGGTAGAAGCGCTGCCCGTTGACCTCGACCGGGCGCGACGCGGTCACCGTGGCGCGCACCCACTTCGGGCCACCCTGCCCCGGGTGGAACGAGTACGCCCTGCCGGTCGCGCGCGCGACGCTCTTGCCCCACCCGCGCCAGCGCAGCTTCCGCAGGTCCGCCGCGTCGGCGAACGAGTCGTCTGGCGCGAGCGTGAGGCACGACGACGGCCGGCGCGCCGTGATCTGTCGGCCCTTGCCCGCCTTCGAGTAGCGCCAGCACGTGAGCTGCGTGCGACTCGGCGGCACGGGCGGGTCGCAGACGTCGAGGTCACGCCCCACTCCCGCCGGGATCTCGTTCTCCGAGCACGGCCCCTTGCCGTCGTCGTTCGTCGAGAGCAGCTCGAGCCAGAAGCCCGGCTCGGCCCCGGCGGTGGTCAGGACCGTGAAGGCGTTCGCTGCGGAGCACCCCGCCGGGGCGGGCTCCGTCCGCTCGACGCGGGCATACCCGGCGTCGGCGTCCTTCGCCGTCGTGATCCTGACCGTCAGGCACGCCGCCGTCTCGCCGGTGTCCCGCGCGATCTGCGCGAGCTCGTCGGCCGTGGGCGCCCGAGAAGCGGACGCCGCGGTCGCGACAACGAGGGGAACCCCCGCCACGAGCATTGGAAGGGACAGCCACACGCGCCTCATGGCGGTGCATCGTACGCCGTCTGCATCTAGGGGGCGAGACTCTGGACGCCTGGGGTCATAGAGGAGTGGGCCGTCGCCGGTGCGCACGGGCGAAGGAGCTAGCGACCGCGCGGCCCATCTCGTGGCCTAGCTTCCGCCCATGGACTCGTTGAGGAAGGAAGACGTGTTGCTCGTCCGGGATGTTGCAGAGCTCATGCGCTGCTCGACGCGAACGGTGGTGCGCTGCGTGGACCGCGGGGAGATCCCGGCGGTCAGGTTCGGGGGGCGACTGCTGTTCGTGCGTGATCAGGTAGAGGCCGCGATCCGCGGACTCAGCACACCGTCCGGGGAGCCAGCATGACGGACGACCGAGCGAGCGAGGTGGAACGCCTCGTTGAGCGCCTTGCGCGCATCGAGACTCTGCTCGAGATGTCGACGATCCCACGCGTGACGGTCTCACGGGAGACAGCGGCAGCCTCTCTTGGTATCAGCCTCAAGTCCTTCGATCGGTACGTCCGCGACTCCATCCCGAAGGTGCGGATCGGAACCAAGGCCCTCTATCGACCGAGCGACCTCGCCGCCTGGGCCGAGAAACACGCGTGCGAGGTGACCGCCCCTCGCCGGCGGCGTCACTAGCGCGGCTCGTCGGGTGCCTCTTCGCCGCGCGCGTCGGGATCGCCGTTGAGCCCGCGGCGAGCGGCGATGTTCTGCATCACGTGGATGCGGATGTCGTGGAGGTACTCCTCGTCGAGCTCCGCCTCGACGCGGCGCACGACCTCGGCGGGGACCGCGCGCTCGAGGAAGTCGAGCTGGTGCGACATGCGCTCCAGCATCCGCTGCATCTGGTCGAGCCTCTCGAGGATCGGGTCGTCGCCCTCGTCCTCCTCCTCGTCCGGCAGCAGCCGCTCCGCGGGACCGAACTCGAGCACTTCGGCGAGTAGGCGAAGGTTCGGCTCCGAGACCTCGACCGTGCCGTTCTCCCAGTTCTGGACGGTAGACACCGAGACACCGAGGGCGTCCGCCACCTGCTGGCGAGTGAGCTTCAAGACGTTCTCGCGGTGGTCACGCAGCTCGTGCCCGAAGAAGATCCGCTTGTAGCCAGGGATCTCCTCCTCCGGGAGGTCCTCGTGCATGTTGAACTTCGGCCCCGCCGTGCCGTCGAAGTCGGGCCAGAGGGCATCGGGCTCGACGCCGAGCACGTCGGCCATCCGCCGCACGTGCATGGAGCTAGGGCGACGTTCGAGGTTCCGCCAGTACCGGAGCGTCTGCGTCGACACGTTGAGCGCCTTCGCCAGCTCCGTCATCGGCATCTTGAGCTCCTTCGCGCGGGCGGTGAACGCTTCCGCGAAACGCTTCCTCTCCTCGACTTGGGACGACGGCTTGGGCTCCATAACAGGAGCCTACGACAGATTGCGCAACCAGCGATGTCTGCAACATTGGTTGCGCAACCGGCAGCGGTGGCGTACGCTCCGCCTGTGACCACAACAACCAGCGCTGGTTTGCGCCAGATCCCCGCTCGTGTCGCTCCCGCCGACCACCGGCGCATGACCGAGCTCGCTCGGTCGAGCGGCCGGCGTGTCGGCGAGGAGTACCGCGCGGCCGTAGCCGCGTGGCTCGCAGATCACACCGCACCCACCACCGCACCCTAGCCCCAGAAACAAGCGAACCCCGCACGGCGGCCACCGGCGGGGTTCGAACCTCAAGGAATCACTATGCAGACTACACACCAGGTCGGCCTGTCGTCGACCGCACCCTCCTCCATCACTCTCGACGAGCACGAGCGGCGCATCCTTCGCCAGAACGGCGATGTCGGCCTCGGTCGGATCGAGGGCGAGATGGTCGGCTGCCACTCGGGCCCGGAGACCGTCCAGCGGCTCCGGGTCGCGGTCCTCGTGGCGGACCACATCGGTGCCGGCGCCGAAGACGACGAGCCCGGCGAGCGGACCATCACGGACCCCATCGTCATCCGCGACCTGCGGTCCGGGATCTTCGAGAGCCTGCACGGCGGCTTCGCCGACGACGCGTACGACTTCTGCGACCCCGAGGACCGCCCGACCCAGATCGAAATCGAGCGCAAGCTCGGCATCGACCGCTTCGCCATCGCGGCGCACTACGGCGTCGAGCTGGACGAGTCGAGCGCCCCGGAGGATCGACGCCGCTCCCGCGGTGCGCAGAGCGACATCGGCTTCTACGTCGCCCGCACGCTTGAGGAGAAGGTGGGAGAGGTCGCCGACGACCTCGACGACCGGTCGTGGGCCTTGGTCGCCCGGGTAGACGCTGCCCTCTGCGCCCTCCGTGGGAGGCCCGCGGACATCAAGATCCCCGCGGGGGTGCAGGCGTGAGCCGCTTTCGTACCTGCGACTTCTGCGGTCACGACATCCTGGCCGGCGAGCACTCCGTGACGATGTCCGTGAGGTTCGACCACCCCTCGGACGTCCGGCTCGACTCGATCGTCGGCGACTACCATTTTTCGCGTCAGCAGCCCTGCTACCAGCAGGTCACCGAGGCGGTCCTGCTGACGCATGAGTTCGGCGGGGCGATCGAACAGATCCCGGTCACGTCCAGCCAGTCCGTCGCGCAGAAGCGACGCCGACACACGCGACCCCCCCTCGACCCGTCGGCTCTCCCGCAGGGTGACGACGGCGCGGAGCAGGTGACGGCATGAGCGCCCTCGCCCGCAGCTACGCCGGGGACCCGCTCATCCCGGCCGATGCCCTCTCTATCTGGCTGCGCGCCCGGCCGGAGAGCAACCGAGAGATCCAGCTCCGCACCCAGCTCAACGAGCGACGCATCGGCGGCTTCCGCCGCGGCGAGTACCACCGCGTGACGGTCGGCCTCGCCGACCGCATCGTGACCGCCCTCGGCGGTCACATCAACGACGTATGGCCGGACCTCGACGAGGTCATCGATCAGGCGCTCTCCGCGCCGCACCAGAACACCAACCGAGAGGCGATGGCCGCATGAGCACCCCCACCATCACCATTCCCACCGTCGACGCCGAGAGCATCCGCGGCCTCGCCGCCGCGCTCACCGTCGCTTCGAGGGCCGACGGGAGCGACGCGCTTGCGACGCTGGTCAACGCGCTGATGCCGCACATCGACGTCTACCTGCGCACCGCCCGCGGGGAGGCGGCGCCTCCGCCTCCGTCTCCTTCCGTTGTTCGCGAGCCCCGCATCTCAGACGTACCCGAGGTCCGGACGATCGCCGAGATCTCTGCCAGGCGGGTCGCTGAGCGCGCGATGATGGAGGGCCCTGCCCGTCTCGGGGGTGCGGCACTGGAGGCGCTCTCGTGCGTCGAGAGCGCGCGGCGCGTCCTGATGCAGGACCACGCCCTCGGCCGGTCACAGGACCCCGGTACCCAGACCGCGTGCGACTCCATCGCGTGGCGCCTGCGTGACGCCGCGAAGCTGCTCGAAACCGGCACTCGGAACCCGGGCGCCTGATGGGCATCGCGCACCAGCGGGCCGCCGATGCGCTGGCCCGCGTCATGGAGGCCCGCACCGGCCGGCGCTACGTCGGGATCGTGAAGCCCCGTCAGGCGGACGGCAGCGTTGCTGGCGTCAGCCCCGAGGAGCTTCGTCGACGGACCCATGCGGCGATTGGCGAGAAGACGGACGGGACAAGCAGCCGATGAGCAAGGCCGCGTCGTACAACGAAGTCCGTCAGGACTACTGGGAGGATACGGTCGAGTGGCCCCTCGATGAGCGCGTCGTCGCGATCTACCTCCTGACGTCGCGCTACCGGAACACGGAGGGTCTGTTCCGCCTGCGGATCGAGCAGGTAGTCCTCGACCTCGATCAGCTTGGGGCGGACCGCGTTCGGCAGGCCGTCACGTCGCTCGAACAGCGCGGCTGGCTGGTGCAGGAGCGCGGTTGGATGCTTCTCGTCAACGGCCTCCGGTGGGCGCGAAACAAGAGCGAGAACAACGCCATTGGAGCGGCGCGGGTCGTCGAAGCGGTCCCCCGCGACTCCCACGTCTGGGCCATGTTCTGCGACGCCGCGGCCCGCTACTGGCCGGCGCTGCGCACACGCCTTGACGACCCCCTTGGGACCCCCTCGGAAGGGGGTCCCAAGGGGGTCGTCACCCCGTCGCGACGAGGTGGTTCCTCTACTCACCTCTCCTCTCCTCCTACTCAGCTCTCCTCGGCTCGTCTCTCCGCCACCGCGGGCGAGCGCGCAAGCGCGGTGGCGGCGGAGGCGGCGACACAGCGGCGGGCAGCGATGATGCCCGCGATCCGGGAAGCGCTCACCGCGGCCGGGTACGACCGTCTAGTCGTCGAGCAGAGCGACGGCGCGATCGTCGCGGTGCTGCACGAGCTGCAGCCGCCGACCGACGTCGACTGGTTCCGCGTCGGGCAGGAGGTTCGGCGGCTGCGGGAGGCGGGGACCCTTCGGCGTGACCGGCCCGACTCGGCGCTCAAGTTCGTCGGCAAGGGCGCGAACGGCTTCCCGCGTATCAACCAGCCCGGGGGGACCGGGGTCCAGTGCGGCGGCGTCATCGAGAAGACGCGGGCGCAGGCGCAGCGCCTGGCCGAGCGTGAACCCGGGCGGGCGGCATGACCGCCGCCGAGGTGTCGGTCATGTGGGGCGTCGCGATGACGCTCTGGCCGAACACGAAGCCGCTCGACGACGACCAGTGCGTGATCGTCGCCGAGACCATGCCCGACGTCGGGCTGCCGCAGGCCCTCGCGGTTCTCCGGTCCCGTGCCCGGCAGGGTGGCCGCTTCGCCCCCAACCCCGGGGAGATCGTCGCCGACGTCGAGCGGGCGACCAACCCCCAGATGCCGTGGCCGGACGCCCTGCGCGTGATCCGCGAGGCCGCGTCGCGATTCGGCCCCCGAGGCGAGGGCCGGGCCGTCGCGTGGCTCCGCGGACGCGACGACGGTCTCGCCGCCTGGGTCGAGTCGTTCGGGTGGTACCGCCTCGCCATGGCGGAGATCGACAGCACGACGTACGGCGGACGGGTGCAGAGCGAGCTCGCCGCGTCGTACGCTGCGCGCACCCAGACGCGTCGCGTCGACCGTGCCGTTCTCGGCGCCTGCCGCCCCGCCGCGCGCCAGATCGACGGGGGTGCCCGGTGAGCGGGTGGAAGCGGTCGCACCTGCGCGACCCGAAGCCGACGCTCGACGCCGTCATGGACCGGCGCATCGTGCTCGACCCCAACACGCAGGACGTCCTCGACCACTACCTCGGCTCGATCGACTCCGTCCATTGGCAGAAGGACCGCGACGCCCAGCTCGACCGCTACGTCGCGCACATCCAGAGCACCGCCGCGCAGGCGCGGGCGGACGCAGCATGACCGACCTCGTCGACATCGCCGCAGAGCAGGCGGTCCTCGGGGCAGCCCTCAACGACCCGGAGGCCGCGAGCTTCTACCTCGACGACGAGCAGGTCGTCGAGGACCACTTCTCGACGGACGCCCACCGGTCCATCTGGCGCTTCGTCGTCCACTACCTCGAGCACGGCACCGGCGACCTCTCCGGCCTCGCGCTCCAGAGCACCCTGCAGGCCCACCCCACCCTCGTCGTCGGGAACCTCCCCTTCGACGACGTCACCATCGCCGCGTCCACCGCGGCGGCGACGCCGGACGCCCAGACCGGCGCGAACGCCGAGCACGCCAAACGCCTCCGCGACATCGCCGAGCGCCGTCGCATCAGCCACGAAGCTCGGGCCGCCCACCTCGACCTGCACCGCCTGGAGGTCGCCCCGGAGGACGTCGCCGCGCGCCTGATGACGGCGCTCTCCGACGGCCAGCTCAACCGCGATCCGCGTGTGTCGGCCGAGGACCTCGACGGCGTCACCATGGCCGAGGCGATCGAGTCCTCGATCCGCGAGTGGGAGAGCGACGAGCACCGCCGGTACGTCCCGACCGGCGTCGGCGCACTCGACAAGGTCATCGGCGGCCTCGAGCCCGGCCGGCTCGTCACCGTCGCCGCCCGACCCGCGATGGGGAAGTCCGTGCTCGGCCTGATGCTCAGTCGGCAGGTCGCCACGGCCACGGACCGGCACGTGCTGCACTGGTCGATCGAGATGTCGGCCCGCGAGCTCGCGGAGCGGTACGTCGCGATGAGCGGCGCGACGACGCTGCCGGCGCTCACGAAGCACGACCAGCGGGCGTGGCAGGGGATCGACTGGACCCGTGTCCTCGCGCTCCCCGACCACGACTCCGCCAAGCGGCTCCGCATCCTCGGCCGTCGCCCCGGCCTCACGGTCGACGACATCGTCCGCTTCTCGCGCCGGCACCACGCCAACGTCGGGCCCGTCGGCCTCGTGGTCGTGGACTACGTGGGCCTCCTCGAAGCCACGGACCCGCGGTTCGCAGACGACGTGTCGAAGATCAGCACCGCGACGCGCCGGCTCAAACTGCTCGCCGAGGAGCTGCGCGCCCCGGTCGTCGCCGTGTCCCAGCTCAACCGCAAGGTCGACGAGCGGACGAGCAAGCGGCCGATGCTCTCGGACCTCCGCAGCTCGGGGTCCCTCGAGCAGGACAGCGACCAGGTCATCTTCGTGTTCCGGCCATCCGCGTACAACGAGGCGGACCGCCCCGGCGAGGCGGACCTCATCGTCGCGAAGAACCGCGGCGGCAGGACCGGCGACGCGGTCGTCCGGTTCGAGGGCGAGTACATCCGGTTCTCCGCGATGCACTCCGGCGGCGGCGCGCCGTTCTACTCCGACGTCCCTCTCCCCGGGAGCCACGCATGACCGCGCTGAAGGGCCTCGACCTGCCCCTCCTGACCGCATCCGAGGTCGCAGCCGACCTCAAGATCCCGGAGAAGACGGTCCTTAACCTCGCCCGCGCCGACCGGCTCCCCTCCATCAAGATCGGCCGGCGGCGCCTGTTCTCGCGGGAGGCCGTGACCTCGGCCGTCCGGGAGGCGATGGAGAAGGGCCAGCCGCTCTAGGCCCGGACGGTCGGCGCGGGCACCGCCTCCCCCAGGTCCGCGGAGAACGCCTCCGTGAGCCTGCGGGCGGCGTCACTGCGCGGCACGTGGTGGACGTACCGCATCGTCGTCGCGATGTCCGCGTGGCCGAGGTACGCCTGCACGTCGGTCACCGGGAACACCCGCACGGCGATCGTGCCGAACGTGTGGCGCAGGTCGTGCAGCACGATCGGCCTTGCGCTCTCGCGCAGGCGCCCCAGCCCCGCCCGCGTGAGCGCTTCGTAGAACGCGTCGCGCACTCGGCCGGCGTCCTGCATCCCGCCGCGCAGCGTCGGGAACACCAGGTCCTCTTCCCCGTCGGCGTGCCCCAGGCGGGACACCCGGTCAAGGGCGGCGACGGCCGGCGCGATGAGCGGGACGCTCCGGCCCTTCTTGCTCTTCGGCATCCGGGCCTTCGCGCCCTTCGGCGACGACGACGGCAGGTTCTGACTCACGCGGACGACCTCGCCCGCGAAGTCCACGTCACGCCACCGCAGCGCCCGCAGCTCGCCGAACCGGAGGCCGGTGTAGGCCGCCACCCGCACGAGCTCGGACCACATCGCGCGGGCGCGCCTCGCGGAGGCGAGCGCGTGCTCGTCGACCGCCCCGTTGCGCATCCGCGGCAGCTCGTCGTCGGTCACCTCAGCGATCGTCCTGGCGACCAGCTCGACCTGCGACGGCTCGAGCACGTTGAAGTCCACCGACGGCCGCGGCGCGCCGATGAGCTCGACGCCCGCCGTCGGGTCCGCGCCGATCCACCCGCGGCCCTGCGCGTAGCCGATGACGCCCTGCACGACGAGCATGCGGTTTGACACCGTCTTCCGCGCGATGCCGCCGTCCTTCCGCTTGAGCGACGGGTCGACCCGGGCGAGAAGGTCCCGCTGCACCTTCTCGACCAGCCGGGGCGTCACCTGGCGCAGCGGCAGCGACCGCGGCAGGCCCTCCCCCTCGAGCGACGAGACGATCGACCGGTAGTTCTGCAGCGTGGTCGGGGCGATGTCGCGGACGCTCTCGGCGCGCTGCAGCCACCCGTCGACCGCGTCGCCCCACGTCTTGCCGGGCGTGCTCCGCTTCTCGACCGGCTTGGACCGCTCCGCCCCGAGCAGCGCCTGCAGGGCGTCGTCGGCATCGCGGGGCGTGACGTAGGTGTCGTCGGGCTTCGTGCCGGCCGCGGCGCGCCACACCACGGCACCGCGAGGCGTCCGCTTCCCGGAGTCCCTCACCCACGCCGGGCCGAGGACCTTCCGGGTCTGCCGCCCGTTCGCCCTGATCCACGACGCGACGTAGACACGTCCGCCCTTCCGCTCCTCGACCGTGACGCGCCCGCGCACCGCCGATCTCTGCTGCCCCAT